AGCTTGCGGCTCGTAACTGCTTGTCGCTTGGCGCTCTGAACAAAACGCTTAGAGTTGTACGCGTGGAGCCCAGAGGCATCCACGCTAAAATTATTGGCTACGAATTTCTTCTTACCCATACATTTCTTCCATGTAATCGTCCAGTCCCAGGTTGTCAGCGTAAGGTACAATAACTTTGTCACCGCCCCACCAGCCTTTGACCTGACCTCTCCAGGTGTCCACCCATATCGTCGGGCCGCCTCCAGCGCACATGATTTCCGCGCCCAGGTAACGCTTCTCACGGTCCACCAGATAACGAATGTCATATGTATCCTGCATCCAGGCATGGGCGCCGCCATGCTGTTCGACACTACCGTCTTCCTGCTCATCATTGCTGGTCACCGGGTTCGTGATGCTGTCAGCAATGTCCTTGCACATTCTGCGAAGTTGCTGTTCGCATGTCTCGCCTTTTCTGTTCTTAGATCTCTTTAGCGGCGTACCGCTGTCTTGAAATGTTATTTCCATTTTCTTCCTTTCTGTTTACCTGCAGCTTACCATCCAATTGTGGCAAGCTTGTGGCTTGACGCTTGTGGCTTGGCGCTCTTCCCAACACATCACCGTATACGTCGGATGGCCAGTAATAACGCCAGGTCACTTGTTGCTTGCACTCCGGGCCCGCCCGATCTTCAGGGCAGACTAGTACAGATTATTTCAACCCGATTTCGGCTGTGCTACCGTTTGGTCCAGAGGCCAGCCGCGTTGTTTAACGGAGCTTGCTCCAGCCTACTTGACCCCAGATCCAATTGCGTTGGTTAGGTCAATCCCCGCTACTAACAATTGGATCAGGGCTCAAGCTTGATCCCAGATCTGTTGAGATTTTTCGCCGAAGCGTAGAACTGCAGAAATCTACGACGTTTTTATCTACCCAACAGATCAGGGCTCAAGGGCGGAGTAGCGCTATCGTTTATTCACTTGTTCTTGTCCCCGCCTTTAAACTTGAAGGGTGAGAGAAACAACCTTAAAAGGCCTACCTTACTCTCACCTCTTGACAGATAATATAATATAGGATATTAATATGTCAAGCATAAAAATAAC